TGCTTATCGCAGATGTTCGAGTATCTACCTACTACACACGCACAGTCTAAGGAGAAATCATGGCAACCACAGTAATAACCGGTCGCGATATTTCGTTGTCTTTCACAGGTGGAACAGACATCGAAGCACAAGCAACCAGCGCAATTTTAACAAAGGTTTTAGAGCGACAGACTTATCAAACACTTGATGGCGAGGCTTACAAAACCACAAATGTATCAGCTACATTTGCACTTGAAATGTTAGCCGATTGGGGCAAGACAAGCTCAGTTTGTGAAGCAATTTGGACTGCATGCGATACTGCACCAGACACAGACATCACAATTACATTAGTTAGTGCCACAGGAGCATCATTTTCATTCCCAATTAAGCCAAGTTACCCAACAGTTGGTGGATCAGGAATGGATGCACAAACTGTTACTTTTGAATTCCTAGTCACAGGTGGCGCAGTAACCGAAACATTTAGTTAACAAATAGAAACGGGAGCAAACAATGAAGTTACCAATCACAATTGAATATAACTCAGGCGAGCAAGCAACATACATTGCCCAACCGCCTGAGTGGGCGAAATGGGAAAAGCAAACTGGTCATACGATCGGACAAGCCAAAGAAAAACTTGGCATGTGGGATCTTATGTTTCTAGCATACAACGCACACAAGCGCGAGAATGCCGGAAAGCCAACCAAACCATTTGAGGCTTGGATGGAAACAGTCAGCGATGTAATAGTCGGTGATGCAAACCCAAAAGCCACGCAGCAGGAAGCCTAAACAGATTATTGGTTGAGTTGGCAATTGCCACCAAGATACCAATGAGTGAATGGGTTGATGCAGACGACATTTTAACAGCTATCGAAGTATTGGAGGCGAGGTATGGCAAGTGAAACAATTGCTTACAGTCGCAATGACATACGCGATATTCTCAAAGCTTTCAAAGTTATGGATGCGCAAGCCACAGAGGAAGCAAGAATTCAATCTGCTGCTCTGGCGACTTATGCAGCTGAGGAAATTAAGACAGCAGCTAGAGGTCGAACAAAATCAGGCAAGGTTGCGCAAAGAGTTGCAGATGGCGTTAGCATTTCCAAGTCCAGCAAAATCGGTGAGTTCAAATATGGTTTCGCACGACAGAAATTTTCAGGTGGGGCTAACACGCAAACCTTATGGGGTGGTGTTGAGTTTGGATCTAATAAGTTCAAACAGTTTCCTACATATAGCGGAAGGCAAGGCAGAGGTTCGCGTGGTTGGTTTATCTACCCAACGCTTCGCAGAATTCAGCCTGAATTGATTAACAAATGGGAAGCGGCATACAACCGCATTTTGGATAAGTGGGCATAATGGCAAGAGATACCAGAACCCTATCGCTCAAGATCCTTGCGGATATTGATGATCTTAAGAATAAATTAAATCAAGCTGATGGCGCAGTTGAAAGTAACAGTCAAAAGATTTCAGCATTTGGAAAGAAGGCTGCTGCTGCATTTGCGGTCGCTGCTGCTGCTGCCGTTGCCTATGGCACTAAATTAGCCATTGATGGGGTCAAGGCTGCGATAGAGGATGAGCAGGCACAGTTAAGGTTAGCCAACGCATTACGACAAGCCACAGGTGCTACCGATGCCCAAATAAAGGCAACTGAGGACATGATCCTAAAGACATCTTTAGCCACAGGTGTTGCCGATGACAAATTAAGACCAGCCATGCAAAGGTTGGCGGTTTCTACAAAATCAACTGAGGAAGCCCAAAAGTTATTAACACTTGCTTTAGATATTAGTGCTGCATCAGGTAAAGACTTAGAAACAGTTGCGAATGCTTTAGGTCGTGCCCAAGATGGTAATCAAGCAGCACTTGGCAGATTAGGTCTTGGATTATCTAAAGCCGAACTTGCAACATTGTCATTTACTGAGGTGCAAGCAAAACTTGCTGAGTTATATGGTGGCGCAGCAGCTACAAACGCAGAAACATTTCAAGGCAAGATTGATCGACTAACAGTTGCATTTAATGAAAGCAAAGAAAGTTTAGGTTTTGCATTATTGCCATTTGTTGAGAAGTTTATTACATTCTTAAATGATAAAGGCATTCCAACACTTAACGGATTTATTGCAGGATTAACAGGTGATGAGGGATTAAATGCAGCATTGTCAGAAACGCAACAAGGTGCTGCAAGTTTTGGCAGGACTATTGCAAGCATATCAGGCATTATTTCAGGATTTATTACATTCCTAAGAGAAGCAATTGGTTTAGTCGTATCACTAGCCAACGAATTGATAAGAGTAGTTAATATCATTCCCGGAGTTAATATCGGTGCATTGCCTAACCCAGCACCATCAGCAGGTAGATCATCATTACCATCAGTTCCAAGCAGACCAAATGGCGGTTACACAACAGGTCAAGGTGTAACAAACATAACTGTAAATGCTATCGATGGCGAAGGTGCAGCAAGATCAGTTGCAAAAGTGCTCAATCAAAGCGCAGCAAGATCAGCAGGATTGCTGACCGGTGGAGCAGTAGGTAGATAATGACCGCTTGGTCACCCGATTGGAAACTTACAGTTGCAGGTGTTGATTACACCGACATAGCAATTAGCGACATACAGCATCAAGCTGGTCGTGATGATATTTACCAGCAACCAAACCCATCTTATTTGCAAATAACATTTGTCGCACTAACTGGTCAAACATTGCCATTTGATATTAACGACAGTTTGGTCTTACAAGTCAAAGATACTTCCGCTGCTTATGTCAATATATTTGGTGGCGACATTACAGATATTACAGTCAGCGTTGGTTCGACTGGATCAAATGCAACTGTTGTCGAATACTCAGTCCTTGCAATGGGATCTTTAGTCAAATTAACAAAAGAGATATACAACGGAACAATCTCACAAGATGAGGATGGCGATCAAATATATGCTTTATTGTCTAGCGTATTACTTGGCACATGGGCAGAAGTGCCGGCAGCTTCTACATGGGCAACCTATGATGCAACAGAGCAATGGCTTAATGCCAGCAATTTAGGACTTGGCGATATAGACACTCCGGGTCTTTACACAATGGAGAACCGAGCAGCTGAGCCTGACACTATTTACAACATTGCTAGCCTAATAGCCAACTCAGCATTTGGGTATTTGTATGAGGAAAACAATGGCGACATTGGTTATGCCGATGCAGACCACCGCCAAAATTACCTTTTAACAAATGGGTATGTTGATCTTGATGCTAACCATGCTCTAGGTCAAGGACTGAGCACAATTACTAGGTCAGGTGATATTCGCAATGATGTATATATCAATTATGGCAATAATTTTGGCTCACAAGAAACAGCTACATCTGCAACATCAATTGCAACCTATGGCTACAAAGCCGAAAGCATAAATTCAGTTCTGCATGATGCTACCGATGCTCAAGCTGTGGCAGATCGATATATTGCTCAAAGAGCCTTTCCCCAACCAGCATTCCAAAGCATTACCTTCCCAATTACAAATCCAGAGATAGACAATAGTGATAGAGATAATCTGCTAGGCGTATTCATGGGGCAACCGCTTAACCTGCAAAATCTACCTGCTCAAATATCAGGCGGTGAGTTTGAAGGTTATGTAGAAGGCTGGTCATGGAGCACTAGGTTTAACGAATTATTCTTGACAATTAACTTGTCGCCTGTGGCATATAGCCAAGTGGCGATGCGTTGGAATACAACCCCGATAACTGAAACATGGCAAACAATAGATCCAACATTGACATGGGAATACGCTACAATCGTATCCTGAGAATAGGACAAAATGGCAACCACTACTAATTATGGATGGACAACACCAGACGACACCGCTCTGGTCAAGGATGGCGCAGCTGCTATTCGCACGCTTGGTTCATCTGTTGATACAACAACAAAAAACTTAAATCCTGAAACAACTCTTGGCGATATTGCTTATCGTTCATCAACTGCAAATGTTAAGACTAGATTAGGACTTGGAACTGCCGGACAGGTGCTCCAAGTAAATTCTGGCGCGACCGCCCCTGAGTGGGCTACACCTTCAAGCGGTGGTTTGACTTTAATTTCAGAAACAGTTGCAAATGCATTGTCAAGTTTAACTTTTGGCACAATTTCTGGCGCTTATAAGCAATTATTATTAGTGTGGGG